TAGTAGTAGACTCCTTGAGAAGCTACTGCTACATAAGCTGTAATGAGCAACCTCCAAGAAGTACAAGAAAACATCACACTCCACGAACAGCAACTTGTGACTGCCAGGCAAAAGCTTAAGGATGCCGAAAGAGCAGTTGAAATGGACCCCGATGACGTTAACAAGAGCACATTACAAAGCCGGAGGGCAGCTGTGTCTACATTGGAGAGTAAACTCGGGGAACTCAAGAGGCAACTGGCAGATTTGGTGGCAGCTCAAAAATTGGCTACAAAACCAGTTGATCCAACAGGGATTGAGCCTGATGATCATTTGAAAGAAAAGTCAACATTAAGATATGGGAATGTCCTAGATGTGAATTCTGTTGATCTAGAAGAGCCTAGCGGACAAACTGCAGATTGGTTGTCTATTGGGATATACATACTGAGCTTTGCCATCCCCATTGTATTAAAGGCCCTTTACATGTTGTCAACAAGAGGCAGACAAACAGTTAAAGAAAATAAAGGGACAAGGATTCGATTTAAGGACGACTCGTCTTTTGAAGAGGTAAACGGAATCAGAAAGCCGAAACATCTTTATGTGTCTATGCCAACAGCTCAATCAACAATGAGAGCTGATGAGATAACACCTGGCCGGTTCCGAACAATTGCTTGTGGACTCTTCCCTGCACAAGTCAAGGCCCGTAATATAATAAGTCCTGTTATGGGAGTTATTGGATTTAACTTTTTTGTCAAGGATTGGATGGAACGGATTGATGATTTCCTATCGTCTGAATGTCCATTTCTCCCCAGAACAAAGTCTCAGGCAGAAGAATTTCTTTCAACCAATCGGGCATATTTCATTAACCGGCAAGCGCAGGTCAAAGAATCTCAGGTCCCTGAGATAATGGACCTCATCAGGGCTGCAGAGGTAGAGTCAGCAACACTTTTCCACGACATAGCTACTCCGCACTCAGTTTGGATATTCTCATGTGCCCCTGATCGGTGCCCACCAACAGCATTATATGTTGCTGGTGTACCAGAGCTTGGTGCTTTTTTCTCAATTCTTCAGGATATGAGGAATACCATAATGGCATCTAAGTCTGTGGGAACAGCTGAAGAAAAGCTAAAAAAGAAATCAGCCTTCTACCAGTCGTACTTAAGAAGGACTCAGTCTATGGGAATACAACTGGATCAAAAGATTATTATAATGTACATGTTGCATTGGGGTAAAGAGGCTGTTAATCATTTTCATTTGGGAGATGATATGGATCCAGAATTGAGGCAGCTAGCACAGGCCTTAATTGACACAAAAGTGAAGGAAATTTCAAATCAGGAGCCTTTAAAACTGTAACTCAGTTTTTTAGGTGAAGTGGACTGTCTTTCGGGCTTGTGCCAATTATTACTCAGGGGACTTTGACTTTGATTGTAGCATTCACAGGGTTTCCAGTAAATGTGATGGGTGGTGGGTGGTATCTTTACATGGGTGGGGTCACTACTGTTTACTTCCAGTGTATCATCTCATGTGGGCTGTTTACATGTAATTTCATATCAATTTCTAGGTAATTAGTTAAGGTAGGAGATAAGGTAAGTTTATTAATCAACATATAACCATATAGGAGTAAGCACCAATGTGATGATTTGATCAAGATGAAGCATTGCAGATATGATCAAATAATCATAGATATACATATATATATCCCATATATAATCACTATTTAGAATGATGATCAATAATAACCTATATAATCCAATCATAGTATCATTGAATCTGTAAGTATTATATATAGGTATAATGTTACTAACAAATCAATATGCCAATGGGTGTAAATTTCATTCTTTCTTTTTTTCTAGCTTGCTTGCTTTGCCTTGCTTTACTAACTAACAACATACTACCTCATCCTTAAACCCCTTCCCTTTAACTACCTCAACTACTCTACCTCATAAGTTTTATTCTTGATTGCTTTTCAAGGAGCATACTACTA